TTGTTTCTGACCCTGAAAGTCCAGAAAACAATGGCAAAGTATTCTTATATACTTATGGTGCTAAAATCTTTGAGAAAATCATGGATAGTATGCAACCTAAGTATGAAGATGAATCACCAGTTAATCCATTTGAATTATGGGCAGGTGCTAACTTCAAAATGAAGATTGCGAACGTAGCTGGTTACAGAAACTACGACCGTTCTGAGTTTGGTAGTGCTGAGGTTTTGAATGCAGATGATTCTGTATTAGAAGCTATTTTCAATAAGCAGTATTCTCTTAAGGAGTTTACTGACCCTACAACATTCAAATCTTACAGTGAGCTTAACCTTAAGTTAACTCGTGTATTAGGTGAGGAAGTTAAAACAGACCGTTCTGATATTGACTATGTTGATGAAGATATTAAAAATGAATCACCATTCATTTCAGACCCTGTTGCAGTTGCTGCTGATCCAATAGCTCGAGCTGATTCAGATAATGAAGACACTATGAGTTATTTCGCTAAGTTAGCGGCCGAAGCGTAAAGCTTTAATAATTCTTTTAAGAACCCCACGCTTGTGGGGTTTTTTAAAATCCTTTCCTTGGTATTTAGCTAACCAAGACATTTACATTCCCATTGTTTCCATTCTTTGTGCTTTAATATAATCTCCATAACCTTCGTCTCTATATTGGAAAACAACATTATTAATTATAGGAGCAACATATCCTTCTTTCTTTTGAAGTCGTGCCATTCTTTCCTTAACCATTCTGTCATTAGCTATTTGAAATAGTTCTGTAGCGCTATCTCCAAATCTCCAATCATCACCATATTGTTTTTTGAGCTCATTCATCCGCGCTTGGTACATGCGTTTACCAGTAGCTGGGTCAGTCAGACTAGCGTAGTGTGCTACATGTGACTGAGTCTTTAATTCTTCATCTTCAATTCCAAGTGCTTTACGAAGACTCCAATTACCACCACCTAAAATATCAGGTAATTGGAATTTCCAATCTGGTATAAGATCTTTTATCCAATTCACAAATTTAGCAGGTAAATCTGTAATCCAATCCCACATCTTTCCAGCACTTTGATAAATGTTTGCTGGACTTAATAATTCTCCTATGTGGTCTGCTAACCAAGAGAATGCATGGAAAGGTGCCGAAACTATTTTATGTACAATATCTGCAAAACTAAATCTACCAAGTGCATTAAGTGCATCACCACCTAATTGTCCTGATTTAATTGTTCCGTCTTCATTTAAATCATAACCAAACATCTTTTTAATACCCCATAATGCTATTCCTTTAATAGCATCTGCTAAACCACCAACAAGATAACCGATAACACCGCCAGTAGCTTCACCTAATATAGTATACCATTTAGATCCTTCTCTCTCTTTTTCTTTCGTACCTGCTTTCCATCCTTCAAATACAGAGAATATCGCAGCAATAGGCCATAATAATCTACCTATAAATTTTACAGCACCAAGGTTCTTAAATGTTTTAAAAGTTGCTGCAATACTTTTCCAAACAGGTTTAGCTGTATATTTAGCTATACCACCACTAAACTTAACAATTGGGCCCATTATTTTTCCAATTCTTCTACCGAATAATTGAGAAAATCCAGCAGACATCCATGCTGCTCTAACAGGTAATGACCCAAAACGACCTGCTTTTTGAGTACCAAGTGGCTTACCATCAACACCTAGACCAATAGAATTCCATGCTTTCAATCTTAAGTTAGCTAGTCTAGTCTTTATACCTTCAACCATACCAGCCCAACCAAACATTTTCCATTCACCACCAACTTTCTTAAACATTGGTTTACCAGCTTTATCGTAACCAAACCATGAATATATAGAAGTTCTAAGTGCAATATATTTCATATCTAAAAACATACCGGTTTTAAACCATTTAGCGCTAGCCCAAACCTTTACACTCTTTAAAGCTGCCCATACTTTTGTATGCCAAAGATGAATGCCAGCATATGCTAAACCAATTGATACTGTCAAGATACCAATTAATGGTATTACACCATACTTAAACCAATTTTCTTTAATGACTGACCATTCTTCCTTTCTTTTTTGTCTTGCCAATTCTCTAGGAGATAAAAATGCAGCAAAAGATTTTCGAAGCCTCTTTGAAAAATCAAAAAATTCACCTTCATCTTCTCTTCTATTTTCAACATCATCTCGCTTATCACTTTTACGATCTGCACGTCCTTGTTTCCACTGTCGTAAATCATCTCTTGTTTCTTCAATACGCCAGCGATAAGTCATCTGATTCGCTTTTTCTATTAAGCGTCTTGTCATATGTGTGGCGTGAGCAATTACACCTTGAGTTTTCTTTTTCTTAGCTTCAGCAGGAGCTTTTCTTTTCCAACCGTATTCTTTACCAGCTATATTTGCTTTAATTCTTCGGCCGAAGTCTTCTCTAGGGTCAATTATATTACCTTGACCATCCATGCTAACTAAATCTCTTTCTTCATCCTGTTTTTCTAGTCGCTTAGTCTCTTCAGCTTCTTTCAGTCTATCGCGCGTACTAAGTTGATTCTGCTTTCGCAGAAGTTGTATCATTTCCCCTAATAAACCTTCTTGAGTTTTCTTTGCCATAAGTTAACTTCTCATTTTTTGTTTGGTTTCCTTGTTACGTTTATTCTCTTCTTCAATATGTTCTTTCATAAGAACTAAGTATAGTTCCCTTTCCCATGGTAACATATTGTTCAAATCTTCTAACCCAAAATTATGGTGGACCATTAAAGCAAAATTTGTCGATATATGCCTTGCTATATTATCATGCGAAAGGGCTATGAAAAAAAATCTGTTAATCCTTTCAATTGTCTAGCATTTTCGTGGTCACACTTCTTACATTTATAACTAACATCATAAGATAAAGTTGGTGCATCTTGCATAAATTCTACAATCTTAGCAAACTGATCATTATTTAAACTTTCGACAAACCTTACTACTTCTTTAAAAGGTGCATCTTTAGTTGCAAATGTTTCTTCACCACTATAAATTATTTCAATTGTTTTTGCAACTGAATTAATAGCGGCCTCAGTATCAGTAGCTCTTTGAGCCTGAGTTAAAGTATCATTATAACTAAGAAACTTTATATCAACACTAACATCATCGTTTATTTTAATGTTCATATCTCTTTCAATATCTAGATTATTAATATAAATATCATCTAAATTAATTTTATAATCTAGTTTACTATCACATTTATCATTTTGACATTCTAAATTAACAGTAACACCTTCACCTACAGATTTACTTCTTAAAGTAGTAAACATATATTCGATATCAAACATTGGTAATGACTTTATATCAATTGGTGTTTCAACACACGCCTTGATAATATCAGTCACAGCTCTTTCAATTGCTGTTTCATTTTCAGTTTCTAAAGCAATTAATAAGATCTTCTCTTCTTTGACCACGTATGGTCTGTATATTATAGTTTTGCCTGTTGAGGGCACAATCATATCATACTTTGGGGTTGCAATTACTGGCAACATATCAATCTCTCTCCATTATTATTAAAATTAAATTACACGTTTAAATTGATCTAACGTGTTCGCTCCTATTTGTAGCATCTTATTTGCTACTTCTTCAAATCCATCTACTAATCCAAGGCTTTTAAAATTATCATATTCAAATGTAATAGATAATTCCATCATTCCTTCTGACCCTTCAGATAAATCAATACTACCTACCGTTATAGGATATGCATTCTCTAGTTTTATTGTATATCCAGGAATCATATCATTAGATTGTGATATCTGTTGTATTAATACATCAGTGCAATAGTCTTGTTTATAAAATGCTTTATAGTGTTCACCTGATGTATCTATAATCATCTCTTGCCACATATCAAAATACTTCTTAATGTAATAGTCATTCGTTAATATAAATGACATAGTGACTTCATCTGTTGCAGCTGAATAAGGTTTCTTTGCTAAGTGATGATTATGCATAGCTTCAGTTGTAAGTATACGTTTGCCTGGCATGGTTGCTGTTTGACATAACAAAAACATATCTCTAGGGTCACTAATAAAATCTCCTATGTGTACACCATCACCACTTATTAAATTACTTAATAGAGTTGCAGGATTAAATTGCAATAAATTGTTTATAGATTTAGACGGATGAGATATATAAACAGCATATCTATTTCCACGTGCTAAACCACCTCTACGATTAATTGTAGACTTCATTGTATCGATACTTACTGGTAATGTCATTAGTACATTCTCCTTGAATCTGACCAAACAACTCTAGTGCTCTTCTTCCTAAACGCAGCTGTCTGTAAAAATATTGCTATGTTCCATTCTGCTGCACTTACCTTCATAACATTAGAAGTTACATGCTTTGTTAAATAATGTTTAAAACATGGTTTAAAGTATTTATATTTTGCTGCCGCGGCTAACAT